TGACGCGAACCGAAGTGAAGCCTTTGGCGGTAGCAGTCGGCATGATCTTGCTGATCATTTCTTGCGAGATGCTACCTTTAAAGATGACTTCTTCTTCTGTGCTGTTAGGCGAAATACCGTAGACAACGGTGAAGATACGAGACGGCATAAGGCTTGCCGTCATCGTTTTGTTTGCACCGTGATATACAAATGTGGCTGATGGCATTGCAGTTGCTCCGTGTTACCTGGTAGTTGTCTGTCAACAAATCCTTTATAACCTAGCCATCTAATCATGTAAAGGATTATTTTACGAAAGATAGTATCCCTCGATGCTATGTATTTGTGAGAGTGTCAGTAGAAATGTCGGTAGCGAAAAGGCTAAAAGTTGCTGTGACGTAAATGGCTGAAAAACAAGGCTTAAAGGATAGTGTTAGTAAGTAGTAAAGAGTCAATCAACAAAATCGAAAAAGAAATGATGTATAGAAACTATGTTTAGAAAAATGACTACGTACTGACATTACTAACAGACACTCTCTCTGTTACGGCTTCTCTCTCCCTTTGTTGCATCCACGCAACACTCACTGTTGCATCTACGCCACATCCAGGTCATGTTGCACAAACGCAACGTGTTGCATCTACGCAACATAACGTATTGCAAACGATTCTCTTACGCATAACGATAACCATTCGCGTCTAGGCTTGTGGTACACGCACAACAGGGTGTTGTGGCAAAACAACAGGGGGGGTGGGGCATGGCGTTGGCCGGTCACGATTACGATGCCCTCACAAAAACTTTTTAATTTTTTTTATTAACGCTCTTCGCTAATAAACCTTTTACCGTTATCCTTTATTAGCAACGTCTGACCAGATGCGCTGGTAGCGACCGAGAGGTAACTGAAGCAGCCCGCAAGGGATGCACCATCTAAGGCACTAAACGTATCCCTAGACGCTTCCGCCTCGGCACACAGGCTCCACGGTTGTTGGAGATCGCGGCCTCCCGGCAGGATCACCCTGCACGTTGCTTTCTCCTCGCCAAACCTTCTGTTACAGTCTCGGTATGCCGATACAGATGTCTGAGGCAGAGTGGTTAGAGTTTGCTGCCAAGGCTTTGGTGTGCCGATCTTGCTTCTGGGCTGCTGAAGTGACTAAGGTTGCTGAAAAGGTCTGGTGTGCCCATGCCACCCACCACGGCTGGATGTCTGACGTTCCCGCCTGTTCTGGCAAAGAGTTCCGGTATGAACCTCGTAACAGAATCCTTTAAGTCCATTCCTTTTGCGCCTCGTGAACTGAAGGCATCGCCGGAGGTTCTGCAAAAGATTTACGACGCCGCTAAACTCGGGCTGAAGGGTGATGCCTTGGCCTTTGCGGCTGGGTTGTTGCCCGTCGAGTACCGTAGACTCTGCCAGTTAGATAACGCGGCTGCGGTCGCTGAGGGGAAAGGTCGTGCGGACTCTGAGGTTGAGGCGGCGACTCAATTGCGCTCTGCCGCGCTTGAGGGAGATAGCAAGGCAGCCCTCGCCCTGCTTACCCACCTTCACGGATGGGTCGCCAAGCAGCAAGTCCAAGTTGATATCAAATCCCAGATTAGTATTGTCGCCGCGCTGCAAGAGGCAGAATCTCGCGTCTTGGCGGGCCGCGTATTTGACGCTACACCGGATCAATTAGCGCATGAGGCTACTGAGCCGCTAACCCTGAAGGACGAACGTGCAACAGCCGATCTATAGCCCCGAAGAAGAAGAGTTGCTGATGAGCAAACTCTGGTCGCCCGTGATTAAGGACGACCCAGAGGCCTTCGTGCTACTCGCTTTCCCTTGGGGCCAGAAAGGTACGCCTTTAGAACACTTCAAGGGTCCGCGTAAGTGGCAGCGGGAAATCCTGCGCGACATCGCCGCCCACGTAGCCAAGAATAAGACCGCAACCTCTTACGAAGTCCTGCGTATGGCTACGGCTTCGGGTCGCGGTATCGGTAAGTCTGCGCTGGTGTCGTGGCTTATCCTCTGGATGCTGAGTACGAGGATTGGCTCAACGACCATTGTGTCGGCTAACTCAGAAGCGCAGTTACGCTCGATCACATGGGCAGAAATTACTAAGTGGGCAGCGCTCCTCATCAATTCGCATTGGTTTGAGATTAGCGCCACCCGCGTGATGCCTGCTAAATGGCTTGCCGAACTCGTTGAACGTGACCTTAAAAAAGGTACGCGCTACTGGTCCGTTGAGGGTCGCCTGTGGTCCGAAGAGAACCCCGACTCGTATGCCGGTGTCCACAACTTTGACGGCGTTATGGTCATCTTCGACGAAGCCTCCGGTATCCCTGACCCTATCTGGTCGGTGACGGCAGGCTTCTTTACGGAGAACACTCCGCACCGTTTCTGGATGTCGTTCAGTAACCCCCGTCGTAACGAGGGCTACTTCTTCGAGGCGTTCCACTCTAAGCGTGCGTTCTGGAACACCCGCAACATTGACGCTCGCACCGTTGAAGAGACGGATAAGTCCGTTTATCAGCAGATCATCGACGAATACGGCATCGACTCACCGCAAGCCAAGGTGGAAGTCTATGGCGAGTTTCCTTCTGAGGGTGATGATCAGTTTATTCCTCCTAGCCTGGTGGATCAGGCTATTGCTCGCTCTGCTTATAAAGACGAAACCGCACCGATAGTGATTGGCGTAGACCCTGCTCGATCTGGCGCTGACTCCACGGTTATTGCCGTGCGTAAGGGGCGAGACATTCTTGCTATCAAGCGCTTTAAAGGCGAAGACACAATGGAGATTGTTGGCCGAGTTATCGACGCGATTGAAGAGTACCAGCCCACACTCGTCGTCCTCGACGAAGGCGGATTAGGCTACGGCATCCTTGATCGCTTGAAAGAGCAGCGCTATAAGGTGGTGCGTGGCGTTAACTTCGGATGGAAGTCTAAGACCCCGGCTATGTGGCAGAACAAGCGTGCAGAGTTGTGGGGCGAAATGAAGTCGTGGCTGAAAGACGCTGCGCTACCCAATGATAGGCAGTTAAAGGCTGACCTAACAGGACCAAAACAGAAAATTAATTCCTCTGGCTCCATCTTGTTGGAGTCGAAGAAAGACATGAAATCGCGTGGCCTTGCATCGCCTGACGCTGCCGATGCCATCGCCGTCACGTTTGCGTATCCAGTGGCGCACCGCGAATACCGCGAGCGACCGCGCACGATTACCACGAGCCGCGAGAGCGGCATGATTAACACTTGGATGGGTGCTTAATGGCTAAGAAGTCTGTCAGCCTCTCAGTTGGTAGAGGAGAAAAGCAGTCCGTGTCAAGAGGGGCGGGATTGACCGCGAAAGGCCGTGCAAAATATAATCGTGCAACGGGGTCTAATTTGAAGGCTCCGGCGCCCAGTCCGAAGACAAAAGCGGACGCAGGACGTAAAAAGTCGTTTTGCGCCCGCATGAAAGGGGTCGTTCGCAACGCCAAGGGGCCAGCCGAACGCGCTAAAGCATCTTTAAAACGATGGAAATGCTGAAATGGCTGCAAAAAAGGGACTATATGCGAACATTCATGCTAAACGCGCTCGAATCGCTGCGGGATCGGGCGAAAAGATGCGTAAACCGGGTTCTAAGGGCGCTCCAACGGCTGCCAATTTCAGAAAGTCAGCCCTTACCGCCCGAAAACCCCGTAAAACCTCCAAAAAAGGCTAAGAAACATGTACGGAAAGAAAAACCCCGGTCCAATCGGCGTGTCCCCCGGCGCAACAGTCGGTGACATGATCCAAAACAGCCGGATGCAGAAGCCCCGGATGCCTGCTCCGCGTATGCCGAAGCGCGTTAACGAGGATATGATCCGCACTGCGGTCGATTTCCGACCGACTCCGATGAAACGGGGTATGCGTTAATGCCTCTCGTAAAGTCCGCCTCTAAGGGGGCTTTTCGCAAGAACATTCGCGCTGAAGTGAAGGCTGGCAAGCCGGTAAAGCAAGCCGTTGCCATCGCGTTCTCGGTCAAGCGCAAAGCCGGTAAGAAGGGCAAGTAATGGCTAAAGACCCGACAGGGATGAAGGGCGCGGCTCAGGTGGCTAATACGCCCGAGAGCCGCCGTGCGCGTAGTACGGGCGATATTCTCGCCCAAGCGCGTACCCGGATGCAGTTGTCCCTGACGGCTTATAGCGAGTCTCGGGACAGCGAACTGGACGACCTGCGCTTTATGGCAGGTAGCCCAGATAACCGCTGGCAGTGGCCGCAAGAGGTCTTAGCCACCCGTGGCGCGGTGCAGGGTCAGACGATCAACGCACGACCGTGCTTGACGATCAACAAGCTGCCGCAGCATGTGCGCCAGGTCACTAACGACCAGCGCCAGAACCGCCCTGCGGGCAAGGTCATCCCGGTCGATGACAAGGCGGACATTGAAGTCGCCGAGGTGTTTGACGGTATCGTCCGGCACATCGAGTACATCTCGGATGCGGACGTTGCCTACGACACGGCCTGTGAGAATCAGGTCACGTACGGCGAAGGCTATATCCGCATCCTGACCGAGTATTGCGACCCCGATTCGTTCGACCAAGACATCCGTATCGCTCGCGTTCGTAACTCGTTCTCGGTATATATGGACCCGCACATCCAAGACCCGTGCGGAGCCGATGCAGAATGGTGTTTTATAACCGAGGACATGCCCCGTGAGGAGTTTGAGCGTCATTTTCCTGACGCCGAACCCATCTCGTCGATCCAGAGCCGTGGTATTGGTGACGAGAATCTGGCGCAGTGGATTACCGACGATTCAGTACGGATTGCGGAATACTTCTACGCTTACTACGAAAAAGCGAAGTTAAACCTGTATCCGGGCGGCATGACCGCCTACGCCGACTCGCCCGAAGCCGCGCAGATGGAGGCTATGGGCCTTGCCCCTGTTCGCACCCGTGACGTAGACATCCGCAAGATTAAGTGGATGAAGACGAACGGCTATGAGGTGCTGGAAGAGCAGGAGTGGCCGGGTAAGTCGATTCCGGTTGTCCGCGTTGTTGGCAACGAGTACGAGGTTGAAGGCCGTATCTACATCAGCGGCCTCGTGCGTAACGCTAAAGACGCGCAGCGCATGTACAACTACTGGGTATCCCAAGAGGCGGAAATGCTCGCCTTGGCTCCCAAAGCGCCGTTTATCGGCTACGGTGGGCAGTTTGAGGGATACGAGCATCAGTGGAAGACCGCCAATACCCAGAACTGGCCGTATTTGGAGGTCAATCCTGACGTTACGGACGGCGCTGGCAACATGCTGCCGCTGCCCCAACGTGCCGCCCCACCCCTTGCACAAACGGGGCTTATTCAGGCTAAGATGGGCGCGTCGGACGACATTAAGTCTACGACGGGCTACTATGACTCTAGCCTTGGCGCCACGTCGAACGAGCGCTCGGGTCGGGCCATATTGGCGCGTGAACGTCAGGGCGATACGGGGTCATATCATTACGTAGATAACCTTGCCCGCGCTATCCGCTACGTTACGCGTCAACTCGTTGACTTGATTCCGAAGATTTACGATACCCAGCGTATCGCTCGCATCATCGGCATCGACGGGGAAACCTCGACGGTGCGTATCGACCCAATGCAGCAAGAGCCTGTCCGCAAGTTGGTAGATCAGGCTGGCGTGGTTATCGAGAAAATCTACAACCCGTCCGTTGGTAAGTACGACGTAGCCGTCACGACCGGCCCGTCTTACATGACCAAGCGCCAAGAGGCGATGGACGCGATGTCGCAAATCCTGCAAGCCAACCCGAACCTTTGGGGCGTGGCTGGCGACCTGTTCGTTAAGAACATGGACTGGCCGGGAGCGCAGGAAATTGCCAAGCGTCTCTCCAAGACGATTGATCCGAAACTGCTTGCCGATCCAGACGAAGATCCAGCGTTGCAGGCTGCTAACCAGCAGATTGAGGCGATGAGCGCTGAGATGGATCAGATGTTCCAGATGCTTCAGAACGTCTCGCGCTCGATGGAAGCCACGGAACTGCGGATCAAGGAGCAGGAAGCGCAGATTAAGGCGTATGACGCCGAAACCAAGCGTATCAGCGCGGTTCAGGCGGGTATGTCCGAAGAGCAGATTCAGGACATCGTAATGGGCACGATTAGCGGGATGCTGTCCGCCAACGACCTTGTAGCCCCGGCCCCTAGAGAGGCTGAAATGCCGATGGAAATGCCCGCACAAATGCCGATGGAGTTACCGCCGCAATGACCTGCGAAGTCTTTATCGGACGGCTATTTCTAGCGCGGGATGTGACCCATTCCACGCACCTGAATACCCGTAACTACGCCAAGCACAAGGCGCTACAGAAGTTTTACGAGGGCATCATTCCGCTCGCGGACGACTTTGCCGAAGCCTATCAGGGGCGGCACGGGCTAATCGGCCCAATTGCCCTAGCCTCTGCCCAAAAGTCCAACAACGTGCTTGACTTTTTGGAAAAGGAACTTAAGGAACTTGAGGAAATGCGGTATAAAGTCGTCAGTAAAGACGACACGACGCTGCAAAACCTGTTAGACGCCATATTTGGCTTGTACTTGTCTACGATTTATAAACTGAAATTCTTGGCTTGAGGTAATCTCAAATGGCTGCATCACTTGGCTTAGTCATTCGTCGCCCGATCTACGGGTCGGCCACGAAGACTGCATACACCGGCACGGCAGGCTCGACGACCGTTCCGCCGTCTACGTCGTCCGTTCTGCTGTGGTGCAGCACGGCGGCTTACGTTCGTGTGGGCGCAACCGCGACGACGGCAGATCTGCCGCTTCCGGCTAACGCTCCCATCATCATCCCCACCGACAACACGACTGGTGCGCCGATCACCGTATCGGCCATTCAAGACGCGGCGGGCGGCAACCTTTACTGCATTGCGATGGCGGATTAACCCATGTTTGTTTCATCCCAAACTGTAGACAATCTGGCCCTTTTGGATGTGGCTGCCGTCAATGCCGCCCTGACTGGCGCGTTTGACAGCCGCATCAAGGAACTGCGCGGTCTGCTAGATCAGGTCGCTGCCCACGACGCCAAGGTCAAGACGCTGGCCGATGCCGAGAATATCAAGGCTGCGGCAGAGGCCACTGCGGCGTCTGCGAAGGCTTCTGAGGCCGCTGTGCTGGCGTTGAGTGCTGATGTTGCCAAGCGCGAAGAGGCGCTGAAATCGGCTCAGGCTAAGTTATCGGCTGATGTGTCGGCGCTGGCCCGCGAATCGGCTGGCTTTGAGGCCGAGAAGGTGGCTTTTGCGAAGAGTTCGGCTGCGGCTAACGCTGCGCTGGCTGACGCTCAGAACGCCGTTGAGGCTGACAAGGCTAAGGTGGCTGCCGAGCGTAAGGCGTTGGAAGCCGA